CGCATGTGCAAATCACTGAAGTCGCTCGGAGCATAGATCATTCTGAGGTTTTCTCCGTCAGCATCGGAGAAATTAGCATCATCACGGTAAGTAGAATTGAGTACGACAGTTCGCGAAATCTCATTTGCATAAGCGCCGCCCTAGCCATATACTCTAGATATCATGCCATAACCTGCGCGGTCGACTAGTCGTTGCGTTTGTGTTACAGTTATTGAGGCTCCGACTATTCGCATCGCATCAACTGATGAAAATTGAAAGTTCGGAAATAGTGCCTCGCGGGTCATAGTATTCTGAGCTGAGCATATGTCATCATTGCTGTTGGCAGTCCCATAGTATAACGGGAAATGATTCGTCTAATCCTGGGTAATAGCTTCTGGGACAAATGCAAAAGCAAATGTGTCGCCAACAGTTGCATCTGGTTTAAAAGTATAAACAGACACAGCGCGTGCAACTGCAGTTGGGACGGGGCAAATGAATGGAATCCGTGCCATACAAACTTCTGGGTATAGTAACGCATTCGCATACGATTCTTTAGAGGATTCGAAGTGCTGAATAGCGTCTTCGAGTTCCTCCTTAAAGCGATCATGTTTATGTCGATGCATTATGTGGCTTCGAGTTGGCTACCCGCTACTCATAATTCCCGAAGTTTGATGGTTTAAGCCAGTATCAAGATGGACCACATGATTTTGTGAGTCCTCTTTAAGAACCTCCAGAAGTTTTGGGGTCTTAGCCACGTTAGATTTTGCTACAAATTCCTGTGAGGCTTTTGACTTCTTCTTGAGGTTTTTCCGAGAAGGTTGGTCTGGCCCACTTTTGACTTGAGTCTCTTGGGCCTTCTTTTTCTAAAATCGCATATTAACTTGATTTCTTTTCATTGGTGTAATTTTATGATGCCCACCTGCAATTCTTACTTCCTCTCCGATAGCTACGTTTTCCTAATTATCGTAATAATCCTTGTTTGGTTCAAAATAGTAAACATTCCTCTGTTTCTAGAAATCGGATACGTAGCTTTCGAAAATACTATTGGACTGGACAGCTGCGGTCTTAAAAGCTCTTTCGCGTTCCTCCCGTTCAGAAAGTTTTCCTTGCTTGGAAGGTAGTGATTTGTAAGTCGAATAATAATCCCCTAAAATTGGGTTCTTACCGCCAGTTTGACCTAGGTCCGTCCCAATTGCATTACGCATTATTGCTTTGCCTTCCTCAGTGTGGGCAACTTCTGAAAAAGTATAATCGGCTGTCTTCACCAAACGGCTTCCTTCTCGCACAAAGCATTCCTTATAATAATACACTTTTGATAAAAACGTTGTTCCGTGAAGTGTAAATTTCTAATCTGGAATAATAAGCCCTAATCCTTTGGTTGTGGGGACATTTTTTGTAAGGCTTAATGTACGAACTGCCCGATGAATTGTGCTAATGTCTTGTTTGCATAGAATCTAGGCTATATTGTCTCCACATGCCGCAATTGTAAGGGCTTTTGTTTGAGCCCGTTGTGCGACTAGCTAACCAAAAACTATCATTGTAATTGTATTAGCAAATGTAGTTAAGAACGGCCAGCCACTTGCTGTCGTTCCAGAGAATACTCCTGCGCAATGAATTATCCTTCCCGATTTATGATATTCACTAATGCTGAATGGGTTGTCTATTTTCTTTATGTTTTTACTAATGACAACTCGAGCATTCTCCATAAGATCCATATGGTCCTATACCTGATAGCCAATTTGGTCAAATATTGCTACCTCTATCTCCCGCAACTAATAATTTCGGCATGCATCCATTGACGAAACATCCATTTCGCAATACACAGGTTCGTGGCCGGAGACTGAGGAAATGTAATCGCTTTCCTCATCAAAATATGTCTTTACTTCCTCTCCTTTAAGACCAGTTGCGAATTTTACATGGATGTCGCTGTCTTGGCTATGTTCAAGGAATATTCGCTTCATTACTTTTATTAAGTTCTTTGTTGTCCATCCACAAACTGCTTTATGCTATTTTCTATGGATGGCTTCTCTCGGAGTTCCAGGAGCAGGCTTCGCTATCACGTCACCAATGAATCTGCCCCGAATTTTTGACCCGTACTATGCTTCTTTCGTTTTCTGAAAACCTTCACAATGACTTGTAAAGTCTGGGCAGCCATATTGTTCCCATGCTAGCATAGCTTCGCGATAAGCAGTGGCTTTTTCCGTGAGTAGGCCGTCGAGATATTCCCGGAATGTTACTACTTCTTCTTGTATAAGAGTGGGATTCGCTTCCTATGTTTTAGAAATCTAATTTGTAATTAGTGAAAGTCCCTCATTCCTTACGTCTATATCCGTTTTTGTGCTTACACCCAAGTGTCTATAAACAA